GGCCATGAGCTGGGGAGAGAAAGCAGAGGCCAGTCCGATTGCAGCAGACATGACAAAAGACCAAAGAGAGGAAGCCCTCGGCGTGGATGTTCTCCAGATGGCGGAAGACTTCTCTCGGATGGATGACGATCTTCAGGCGGACTTCTTCGTAGAGGTGGCTCAGCAAGCAAGCCGCTGGACCCGCGACCAAGCCTCTCAATGGTTTGACGTAGGACGTCACTTAGCAACATGTGAATGTTCGTCGCCTAAAGCTAGAGAGCTTGTTCGTATAATGGCTATGGGGATTGACAGTGCCAGTGGGGGCGATTGACCTTGACTTCATTACCAGAGCGTGCAAAGGCGCTCCCCTTCAAGACAAAGAGAGGGATTGCCAGCCACGACGAACAAATTAATGCGAAGCTGGTGGAGCTGCGCTACGACCCTCTCGGCTATGTGATGTGGGTGTTTCCGTGGACCTCCGACCCTACAATCCAGAAGGTGAAGCTGGCTGAGCCGTGGGCTTCTCGTTTCAATTGTGAATGGGGGCCAGATGCCTGGGCCTGTGAATTTCTAGATGAGCTTGGCGTGCAGGTGAAGAAGCGCAAGTTCAATGGACGAGACGCGGTTGACCCAATCCAATTCTCCACAGCCAGTGGACACGGCATCGGCAAGTCCACTCTCGTCGCTTGGCTAATTAAATATATTCTCGATGTATGGCCCATGAGCAAGGGCGTTGTAACAGCTAACACCTCGGACCAATTAAAGACGAAGACGTGGGCGCAGGTAGGCTTCTGGAACATTAAGAGCCTCACTGGCTACCGGTGGGAGTACAGTGCAAGCCGAGGCAACATGAACTTAGCCCCGGCCAATGCAAGCGCAGACACGAAGGAAATGTGGCGCTGTGACGCCATGACCTGTCGAGAGGAAAATAGTGAAAGCTTTCAAGGACTTCATGCGGCAAGCGGTTGCCCGTTCTACATCTATGACGAAGCGAGCGGTATTCCGGATAAAATCTTCGAAGCTCGTTCAGGCGGTGCTACGGATGGCATGCCGATGTGGTTTGACTTTGGCAACCCAACTCGAAAAAGCGGGTTCTTCTTTGAGAACACGATTGGAAAATTCAAACATCGATACATAACCCGCAGCATCGACTCTCGGGACGTCGCCATTACGAACAAGAAGCTATTCCAAGAGTGGGTGGACGACTGGGGAGAAGACTCTGACTTCGTGAAGGTGAAGGTGCGGGGCGTGTTCCCTAGCGCCGGTTCTTTGCAGTTCATCAACTCGGACGACGTGGCCAGTGCCATGAAGAGAGAGGGCCACCACATAAAGGCCGACCCCCTCATTATCGGCGTTGACGTGGCTCGCTTTGGTGGAGACAGCACAGTGCTGTTCCCCCGTATCGGGTACGACGCCAAGAGCTTCCCGTACGAGAAACACAAAGGGCTAGACAATGTCCAGGTTGCTGAGAAAGTTATCGACATGGTCCAGCGGTTCGCTCAGCTGGGCAAGACAGTGTCGGGCATTTATGTCGATGGTGGCGGACTTGGTGGTGGTGTTGTCGACATCCTACGTCGTGTGGGCTACAACCCTCTTGATGTTAATTTTGGTAGGGCTAGCAGTGACAACCGCTATAGACTTAAGGGAGACCAGATGTGGGGTGACCTGCGAGAGGCCTTACCCCGGCTACAGCTACCCTTCTCCCCTGAATTAGAACAACAGCTGACACAGCGTGAATATGGTTTCACCATGTCAAACAAGATTGCTCTGGAAAGCAAAAGCTTAATGAAGGAGCGATTGGGCGAGGAAAGTAGTCCAGACATTGCGGATGCCCTCGCCCTTACATACGCAGCAACGCCCGCGTCATCTATCGACCTAACCTCTTTAGGCATGGCACACTCGCCCGGTAGCTTTGACTATGACCCATTAGAGACAAACATGTAGGAGAGCCCCTTGGGCAAGACAATTAAAAACCTGAGGGGAGTTGCTAAGAAATTCCTTAAGGGCGATTTCAAAGGAGCCTTCAAGAAAGGCGACCCCCTCCTCGGTGAGAAAGGTTTTCTCAGCAAAAGCAAGAAAGGCCCTAGTGCTCCGGAAGAGGCAGTTCCTGAAGACACCTCGGCTGAGGACGAAGCTAACAGGCAGGCTGCTGTTGTCGCAGAGGCCCAGCTGGCAGAGCTTCGCAATCGTAGGCGTAGAAGGCGTCCAGGCGTTGCCACCTCCACTAGCGGGCTTGTAAGCGGTGTTGGGGCAGAACGCGGGCTGGTGGGGCTGTAATGCCCACTGGCATCAGCCAGAGCACGGGCGGGTTGCCAACCAAGTTTCTTCGCCCAAAAACTTATTATCAGCAACGCAAGGGGCAACTAGAGCTAGAAAGAAGCAGCTTTCTCCCCCACTATCGTGAGCTTGCCCAGTTCATTCGCCCTCGCCTAGGACGGTTTGAGGTGACGGATCGCAATCGGGGAGATAAGCGCTACCAAAAAATTATTAACTCCGCAGCTTCCCAAGCCCACAAGATTGCCAAGAGTGGCATGCTTGCTGGCACAATGTCTCCCGCTCGTCCCTGGTTTGCGTTAGAAACAACTGATCCGGAGATGATGGACAACGAGCAGGTGAAGATTTATCTGCGAGACGTTGAAACCTTGATGCGGAGGATTTTTAATGAGAGCAACTTTTATGGCATGGCTTCAGTGTTCCTGGGCGAACTTTTGCTTTTTGGAACCGCTTCTATGTCCCACGTTGATGATTTTGCTAACGTAGCTCGGTTCTACACACATACTGCTGGGTCGTACATGATTGACATGAACGATCGATTGTCAGTGGACACGCTCTACCGAGAGTTTGAATATACGGTTAAGCAGATCGTCGACCAGTGGGGGTTGGACAATGCCAGCCAGTTCGTTCGAGATAATTACGACAGGGGCAACTACGCCACCTGGGCACCTGTTTGTCACGCCCTTGAGCCCAATGAGCTATATAAGCCCGACAGCCCGCTAGGCGTCGACAAGGCCTTCAAGAGTGTTTATTACGAGCCCACCGACGGGAGAGGCGTTGACAGAGACAAGCTTCTTTCGGTTGCAGGGTTTGACGAATTCCCCGCGCACGTAGCTCGATGGGACATAACAGGCGAGGACATCTACGGTACAGACTGCCCTGGCATGACAGCCCTAGGCGATGTGAAGGGATTGCAAATTGCAGAACGACGTAAAGGACAGGCGGTTGACAAGATGGTTGCGCCGTTGCTACATGGCCCTCCCGGTCTGCGCAACGCTCCTCCACAGACAATGCCTAACGGAACAACTATCTATGACTCGGATGGCTCCCACGTTCTTAAGCCCGTCTACCAGGTAAACCCACAGGTTGGCGAGCTGAGGCTCGACATGGACTCAATCGAGCAACGCATCAATCAAGCGTTCTTCGTAGACATGTTCCTAGCCATCTCCCAGATTGAAGGCATCCAGCCTCGCAACGAGCTTGACCTCACACAGCGCAACGAGGAGCGCCTGCTCCAGCTAGGCCCTGTGCTTGAGCATATTCAGAGCGAGTTGCTTGGTCCACTGATTGATCGCACATACAACCAGTGTGTTCGTGCTGACATTCTGCCCGAGGCTCCAGAGGTGCTTAGGGACCAGCCCTTAAAGATTAAATATGTCTCCACCTTGGCAATGGCTCAGAAGGCTGTGGCTGTTCAAAACCTAGAGAGGGTTGTGAACTTCACAGCGGGTGTTTCGGAGATATGGCCAACGGCTCCACAGAAGATTGACATCCACCAGGTGATTGGGCAATACGCTAACGCCATTGGGGTTGATCCATCCATCGTTGTTGACCAGGACACAATTGACCTAACTCAAGAAAGAAATGAGAAGCTACAAGAGGCGGAGGCTGTCCTTGGCGAACAACAAGCCACGGCAGACATAGCCAACACAGCAGCTCAGGCAGAGAAAACACAGAATGAAATCGAGTGAGCTTTACGAGGTTGAAGAGCAGGACGAATTCGGCTTTGCCCCGGACGAACATCAGATTCGCCGGGACGCTGTCCTTAGAGACCTGCTCTCTAATCCAGACGCGAAGGTTTGGCTAGGAGAGATTTTGTTTGCAGCGGGCTTCTATGCTCATGGAAGCACCGACCCTCAAGACTTGGCAGTGAGAGAGGGAGCCAGGCGGCTCGGTAAACACATCCTTAATGACCTCCTACAAGCAGACCCAACCGCGTACATTCAAATCCAACAGGCAGTATTGGACATAGCAAAAGATGGCTGACGGTATTACAGAAGAGACCCCTGAACCTACAGGGCTTGTTGCTGACGCTCCAGAGGGCACTGAGACGCCGACAGAGGAGCCTCAGGCTCCTACCCCCCAGGAAGAGCCTGAAGGCTCTAAGGAGGCCCCTGAGGGCGCTCCAGAGACATATGAGTTTAAGTTGCCTGAAGACGCCTCCGTTGGTGACGGAGTGCAGGAGGTGTTCAAAGAACTCAACCTGACGAACGAACAGGCACAGAAGTTAGTGGACGCACACTTTGAGAGTGAGAAGGCTCGCATTGAAGGTGCTGAAGCAGAGCTAGAAGAGATGAAGGATAGTTGGTGGTCAGACGCACAGAAAGACCCCGAGATCGGAGGCTCTTCTTTCAAGGAAAATGCTGCGATTGCTTCGAAAGGATTGAAGCAATTCGCTGACGATGAGGTGCTAGCCATGATGCAAGAGACTGGCTTTGATCGGAATGCAGCCTTCATACGTATGTTCCACCGCATCGGCAAAGCAATTTCTGAAGATAAGGTGGTGGTGGGTGGAGCCAACTCGGCCCCCAAACAGTCCACCGCTGAGAGAATGTTCCCATCAATGACTCCTACGAAATAAAGGAAATCTAAGTGGCCCGGCAGACGGTCAAAGGGGCGGCTGTGCAACTGGCGGCTAACGCAAGGCAGAGGGCTAAGAAGGCTGGAGTGCCTTTCGACTTAAGCTCTACAGAGATTGCCGCTATGCTAGAGCCGATGCTTTGTCAAGTGACAGGGCTTCCCTTGAACTTTGAACAGGGGCCTAGAAACCCCTTTAGTCCTTCTTTGGATCGTAAGGTCCCCAGCCTAGGCTATGTCACCGAGAATGTGCAAGTAGTCTGTTGGATGTATAACGCTGCCAAGGGCACGTGGACGCATGAAGAAGTTATGAAAATGGCAACCGCATTAACTGAAAAGGAGGGCTCCTTTGCCCGTACTTAATAACAACAACCCGACGTTGCTGGACCAAGCGCTTCGCCTGGACCCAG